GGCCCTGCTACCCGAATGGGAATGCCAGGGCTACACGGTCAACGTCGGCGATGAGCGGTGGCGCGGCATTCTCCGGTCGATGCGACCCGCTGGCGACGGGCTCACCGAACTTGAGATCATGCTCGCCGACTCCACTCCGATCGGGTACGGCGATGGCACGCTGGCAGCGCCAGCCGGTGCCTGAGTTCCCTGAGCGGCGCTGCGACATCGCGGACCGCCTGGCCGAGGACGACTCCCAGGACTGCGAGCGCTGCGGCGGGCACGGCCACTGCGCCTGCTACCACGCCGCATGCCACCACTGCGGTTCCAAGGACCACGGGAGCGCGACCCACCATGGCACGCTGGCAGGGCACGACCGCTGAGCGGGGCTACGGCCACGAGCATAAGAAAGAACGGGCCCGCCGCCTCGCCCTGTACCGGCCCGGCGACATCTGCGCCCACGGCGGCGAGCCGCTGAACTACCCGCCCCAGGTCGCCGCCTCCTACCTGGACCTGCCCCACACCCCCGACCGCAGCGGCTACCTGCCAGGGCTCTCGTGCCGCCGCCACAACAGGGCCGACGGGGCGCGCCGGGTCAACGCCAGGCGGCGGCGTGCACGGATGGCACGGCAGGCGCGGCGGTGGTGACGGTGCGGCGAGCACGGACGGCAGGATGGCGTCAGTGACCGTCAGTGACCGCTGCTGGGGCTCGCTTCCCTGTGCATCCCTGCAACGCTGCGACTGAAACTCCGACCACTCCTGCACGGCGCGCATCGTCGCAGGTCAGCGAATCGCCGCCATGGTCATCACCATCCAGTCGACGCCGCAGCCGTCTGTGTGTGTCCAGCTACATCGCGTTACGTAACGAAGGGTTACCCTCGTGGCCGATTCCAGCGCGTTGCGGATGGAGCGGTCGCGGAAGCACAAGGCGGGTGATCATTCGCTGTGCAAGCGCTGCGCCGTGAAGCGCGCCGCGACGATCCCTGACCCTCCGGTGGAAGACCCGGACGCGGTGATGCGGCAGCTTGCCGGCCAACTCGCGGCGGCGTGCCGCGCGGATCCGGGCAACGCGACGCTGGCGCGGGAGCTGCGGATGACGCTGGAGGCCCTGCGCGACCCTGGCGACGGGATGGACCGTGAACTCAAGGACTTTCTCGCCGGGTTCAGCAGAGCCTAGGTGGGCGACGCCCGCGACGCCGGGGCGCCCGAACCTGGCGGGGAAGGTGGCGTTCACGGCGTCGGCGCTGGGCTTCGACGGGCTGATGCCGCACCAGCGCCGGATCATCGCGGTGGGCACCGAGCGCCATGAGGACGGCCGCCCGGCGTTCCGCCAGGTGACGGTGGAGGAACCGCGGCAGCAGGGCAAGTCGGTGGGCATTCTGTCGCTGATGACGACCCGGGGCCTGGACGTGCCGGGCACGATGATCAGCTACTCGGCGCAGACGCGGCTGGCGGGGCGCCGCCGGATGCTGGACGTGTGGTACCCGCGGATCAGCCGGTCGCCGGTGCTGCGGCGGCTGATCGACGTGCGCCGCGGCTACGGGTCGGAGGCGTTCGTTTTCCGGAACGGGTCGATGCTGATGCTGGCGTCGGGGACGACGACCTCGGATCACGGCGACACGATCGACCTGGCGGTCATTGACGAGGCGTGGGCGCAGCGCGATGACACGATCGAGCAGGCGGTCAAGCCGGCGATGATGACCCGCGACGGCGCGCAGCTGTGGATCGTGTCGACGGCGGGCACGGAGTTCAGCGCCTATTTCCGGGGCAAGGTCGACGACGGCCGGGCGATGGCGGAGCTGGGGGCGACGGACACGGCGGCGTACTTCGGCTATTCGGCGCCGGATGACGCGGACCCGGCGGACCCGGCGACGTGGTACGGGTGCATGCCGGCGCTGGGGATCACGGTGAGCGAGGCGACGGTGCGGGCGGACTTCGCGACGATGGAGCTGGCCGAGTTCAGGCGCGCGTACCTGTGCCAGTGGCCGGAGGTGGCCAAGCCCGGCTGGGACGTGATCTCCGAGCAGGCATGGGCGGCGGCCGGCGGATGATAAAGGAAGGGTGCGTGGCCTCGTGAGTCTCTTCAAGCGCAGCCCAGCGCAGGCGCCGGGTTCTAATCCTCCGGTGGAGCGGATGCCGAACGCGCCGGTACCGCAGATCAGCCAGGTAATTCCGTTGCCGCCAGTCCCGGTTAGCAGGGAGATCGTCGCCGACGTGTCGATCATCATCCGTGGCTGAGGTCGCGTTCGGCGCGGAGATCAGCGAGGACCGGTCGCGGTGCTCGGTGGCGAAGGCCTGGCGCGAGAGCGACGGCCGGGTTGCGGTGAAAGTCGTGTGGTCGGGTGCCCCGGTAGTCGCGCCGGAGGTGATCGACGCGCTGTACATGTCCGAGGAACCGGTCGCGGTGGCGCTGGACCCTCGCTCGCAGTCGGCGACTTTGTGCGCGGTGCTGGCCGAGCACGGGATCGTCGCGAGGCGGCTGGGCGCTGAGGAAGTGGCGGTGGCGCACGGCGAGTTCATGGACCTGCTGTCGTCGAAGCCGGCCGGGCTGCGCCATTTCGGGCAGCCGGGGCTGACGGCGGCGGTGCGAGGTGCGCAGGATCGCCCGCTGGCGGGCGCGAAGGCCCTGGAGCGGCGCGTGGGCACGGATCAGTCGCCGCTGACGGCGGCGGAGTTCGCGGTGTTCGGCCTGCTGCGCTGGGAGGAAGTGTCCAGGCCGGGCGCGTGGGTCATCTAGCGCCACCCGCTCAGCGGTTCACGGAGTTCTGCCGCGCAAAGGCGCCTTCCGTAGCGCGGGACGGATTCGAACCGCCGACCTGCGGCTTATGAGGCCGCCGAGCTACCGGGCTGCTCCACCGCGCAAGCCAAAGTCTAGGGGGAGGCCGCCGTGCGCCTGTCGCTGATCCTGCTTCTGCTCGCCCTGGCCGGGGTGCTGGGCGGGGGCGCGCTGATCGGCACGTGGTGCCTGGGGTTGTGCCTGATTTTCGATTCGCTGGCGGTCGGCTTGTGGGCGCTGGTGCGCGATGACGGCGAGCAGGTTCCGGGCGTTCACGGGTCGCCGGGATTGTCGCTGGCGCAGGTGCTGGAAAGGGCGCGTGCCTCGTGAAGATCTTCAAAAGACAGCCGCCTATGCCGGCTCCGGGCTCCCATCCGCCGTTGACCGCTATGCCGCACGCGCCATCTGTCCCGCGCCTCCGGGTGCCGCAGCCGCCCGCTGAGCGCTGCCAGTGCGACCGGCCGCGCTGCCCGAAGTGCGGGCTCCCGAAGTGACGGTCGGGCTGGAAAGGGCGCGTGCCTCGTGAGCAGCATGCAGGACTTTCAGGATCGCGGCGATTCGCTGCGCCAGGCACTACGCATCGACGGAACCGCTGGCGACGCGCAGGACGTGAACCATCCATTTACGCCGGACACGCCAGGCGTCTGCCTAGCGTGCGGACTGGCGGAATCCTATAAGCGGCACCATGCGGCTGGTTGACCGGCTGATCCGGCGCGCGGGCTACTGGGAGGGCATCGCCTCCGGCGCGGCGGTCCTGACCACGTCCTACGGCAGCCCGGACCGCGAGGCGGTCCTGCCGCAGGTCGCGGGCTGGGCGCAGGATTCCAACGCGTCATCGAGCGTGGTGTTCTCGGCGATCCTGTACCGGATGATGCTGTTCGCCGAGGCCGCGTTCCGGCTCCAGGCCAAGGACGACAAGCACCTGTTCGGGTTGCCGTCCCTGGCGCTGCTGGAAAAGCCGTTCGGGCCGGGCACCTCGTCCGGTGAGCTGCTGGTGCGGATGGAGCAGGACGTCTCACTGGCGGGCAACAGCTTCACGTGGGGCGAGCCGGGCGGGGAGCTGCTGGTGCGGCTGCGGCCGGACTGGACGACGATCGTGTCCGAGCTGGTGCAGGTGCCGGGCGGCGGCGAGTACCGCCGCAAGGTCGGCTACTGGGTGGAGCCGCCCAGGGGCGTCAGCGGGCAGGGCAAAGGCGAGTTCTACCCGGCGGATGAGGTGGCGCACTGGGCGCCCGTCCCGGACCCGCAGGCCACTTTCCGGGGCATGTCGTGGCTGACCCCGGTGTACCGGGACATTGCCGGGGACCAGGGCATGGTGACGCACAAGATCCGCTACCTGGAGAACGCGGCCAGCCCGAACCTGCTCATCAGGTACGCGCAGAAGCTGCACCCGGGCACGGTGGACGCGGTGCGGGAGCGGATCCACGCCCGGCACGGCGGCGCCGACAACGCGTTCAAGACGCTGGTCCTGGATCAGGGTGCTGATGCGACGGTGATCGGCAACAGCCTGCAGCAGATGGATTTCTCGGTGGTGGGCGCGGCGGGCGAGCAGCGGATCCTGGCCGCGAGCATGGTACCCGGGGTGCTGGTGGGCCTGGAGCCCCTGCGCGGTGCCGGGCGCGGTTACCAGGAGTCGATGCAGAAGTTCGCGAACCTGTGGGCGCGGCCGGCGTGGCGGTCGGCGTGCGGGGTGCTGGAGCGGTTCGTGCCGGGCCTGCCGTCAGGCAGCCAGCTGTGGTTCGACACTTCCGGCATCCAGGCTCTGCAGGACGGCGAGCTGGAACGCGGTCAGGCGGCACTGGTGCGCGGGCAGGCGCTGCTGACATGCAGGCAGGCGGGTTACACCCGGGAGTCGGCGGTGCAGTTCGTGAACTCCGGTGACGTGACCCAGCTGCAGGCCGACCCTGACGCGGCACCGATCGGCGGCGCGGCGGTGCAGCACATGCTGCCGCAGGCGCAGCCTGGGGCGATAGCCGATCCTTTGCCGGCGGGGACGCAGGCGCGGCTTCCGGTGGGGTCAGTCAGCCCGGGTGACGGCGGCAACGGCACGAGGCCGGGTCCGCTGCCGAGCGCGGGACGCCGGATGATCACGACCGGCGCGAACGGCCATAGGGGCTGACAGGAGTAGGCGCGTAGCGGCGCCTCGTTCTTAAGCCGCACCCAGGCTCAGGCCCTTCGGACGGTACCCCGCTACCCGTTGGGACTGGCCTGACTTTGCCCGCGCATTTAGGAACCTGCCCTAGTACCTGGCTGCGGCCTCCTGCCAGCCCTGCAAGCCCACGGTAACAGGAGCGTCAACGGCAATGGCCGAGACAAGCGCGCAGGACGCCAGGTCAACGGAGCGGCTGCATGCGTACTGGGTGCACGGCGAGGGCGCGGCGCAGATCCGCTGGGGGCAGCCCGGCGACTTCGGCCGGTGCGTGGACCATCTCGGCAAGTTCATCGCCGACCCGCAGGGCTACTGCAACCTGGCGCATCACGCGGCGCTCGGCATCTATCCCGCGACGCACGCGGCAGAGATTCGGAAGACGACCGGGAGGTCAGCGGTGGCACAGGCACCAGCGAAGCCGTACGGCGACGTCGAGTACGCCGACCCCGGCTACCTGGACGGCGACGGCAACCAGGCCAGCAAGTCCGGCAAGAAGGGCGTCAAGCGGTACCCGCTGAGTCCCGACAAGGTCATGGCGGCCTGGAGCTACATCAACCAGGACAAGAACGCCGGCCAGTACACGCCGGAGCAGCTCAAGGCCATCAAGGGGAAGGTCATGGCGGCGATGAAGCAGCACGGCCACGACGTCGCTGAGCCCGCAAATGCGTCACGCGGCGAGCCGACGTTCTTCCGCACCTATGAGCTCGAGGATATTCAGATCGTCAGCCGCGCCCAGGGCGATGCGACCGGGCGGCTCGTCGAGGCCTACGCGGCGGTGTTCAACCAGGACGCCGAGATCCACGACCATGAGGGCGACTACAACGAGCAGAACGACCCTGGCGCGTTCAACCGGTCCATAGACCACGCCTCCCGCTCATCCCGTAATCCTGTCCGGTGCATCTACAACCACGGGATGACCATCCACGGGACGCCGGCGGAGCGGTTCAGCATTCCCATTGGCACCCCGAGGGAAATTCGCGCGGAATCCCGGGGCCTGCTGACCCGCACCATGTACAACGAGACGCCGCTGGCCGATGAGGTCCTCGAAGCGATCAAGTCAGGCAGCATCACCGCGCAGTCCTATACCGGCCGCATCATCCGGTCAGATCCGCAGCTGCGGCGCGGCGAGAGGTACCGCCCGAAGAACGGCAAGCTGATCACCGTGCGCCGTCTTGAGCTAGGGCTGCGCGAATACGGCCCGACGCCGTTCCCCGCATTCTCGGGCGCTGAGATCCTTGGCGTCCGCATGTCCACTCCCGGCTCATGGAGCCCGGACCCGGATGAGAACGAGTACGACCCTGGCACTCCCCCCGATGGGGGACCCGCCGCCGGCGACCCGCTCGCGGAAGGCGAGCACTCGGCCCGGTATCACCAGCACGAGCTTTACCGCCTGAACTCCGAGGAGCTGCGGAAAAAGGCCGGGCTGGTCTGGTAACCAGACCGAAGGCAGGTGCGTGGGATGGCCACGCTCAAGGAACTAATGGCCGAGCAGGCCAAGATCAAGGCCGAACTCCAGCGGATGGAATCGTCCGAGGAGACGACCGAAGAGGGCGACGGCAACTACCGCGACACACTGGTGGAGCGGTGGCAGGAACTGGACGCCGAGACCAAGCCCCTCGTCGAGCGCATGAGCAAGATCCGGGCGATCACCCGCTCCGCCGAGGATCCGGCGAACAGGGAAGGCCCGGAGAGCGGCAGCTATAACGGCGGGAACCCGGACCTGGTGACGCGGTCTGGCCGCAGCCCGTACGAGGACCTGGAGGCGGTCCGCAGCCTGACTGTCACCTCGGCTGACATGCGGGCGCGGGCGCTGGACGCGATCGAGCTGGAGGCGAGGCGCGGGAACCTGGAGCATGATTTCGCGGAGGAGGCGACGCGGAAGACGCAGGCCCAGTTCAAGGGCCAGTCGAATATCGCGAAGCACGTCCTGCTGACCGGCAGCGAGGAGTACCAGTCGGCGTTCTCCGATTACATATCGGATCCGCAGGGCAACGCCATGCGAGCCGCGCTGTCTCTCACCCTGGCCAACGGCGGGTACCTGCTGCCATTCGTTCTTGACCCCACGATCGTCTTGACCAACGCGTCGTCCGCGAACCCGTGGCGGCGCATCTCCCGCGTCGTCCAGACGACTTCCAACACGTGGAACGGCGTGAACTCGGCCGGCGTGAACGCGGCGATGGTCGGTGAAGGTTCCGTCTCGACGGACGCGACGCCGACGGTCGGCAACATCGTGATCACGCCCCGCAAGGCGCACGCGTGGCTGTTCGGCTCGTACGAAGTCCTGGAGGACACCGACTTCGGCACGCAGCTCCCGGAACTCCTGGCGGACGCGAAGGACCGCCTTGAGGAGTCCCAGCTGGCGACCGGGAACGGCACGCCGCCGAACGTGGTCGGCGTGGTCCCCGCGGCGACAGTGGTGGTCACCACCGCGACCACCCTGGTCGTGGCCGTGGCCGACGTGTACGCCACCCAGCAGGTGCTGCCCGCACGGTTCCGCAACGCCCCGAAGGCGGCGTGGGTGGCGAACGTGGCGCAGATCAACCGGTTCCGCCAGCTCGACACCGCCGGCGGCTCGTCGTTCTGGACCAACTTGGGGAAGGGACAGCCCGCGACTCTGCTGGGTGCCCCGATCTACGAGTCGACCACGATGGATGCCAGCGTCGCAATCAACGCGCTGGAGGCCATCTACGGCGACTTCAACCAGTTCATCGTCTGCGACCGCGTGGGCATCTCGATGATCTACGAGCCGCTGGTGAAGGACCAGGCCACGGCGCTGCCAACGGGTCAAGCCGGATGGTATATGTTTTGGAGGTTCGGCTCCCAAGTCTCAACTACCAACGCCTTCCGTGTAATGAAAGGCAAGTAGCCTCCAAAACATGTAGGCTGCGGGGCATGGATGAAAGCTCCGCAGTTTGCGGTATCGAGGACTGTGACCGGGCGCCGGTGGCGCGCGGCTGGTGCCGCCGCCACTACGCCCGGTGGCAGAGAACGGGACAGACCGAGGCACGTCCCTGGCAACCTCGGGGCGAATGCACTGTGGACGGATGCGAACAGCAGAGCTGGTCGGGTGGCCTGTGCGAGATGCACCGCTGGCGCGTCCGTGAGCACGGTGAGCCAGGACCGCCCGGGTCACTTACCCGGCAGAGCCGGAAGACCAGGTCGCAATGCTCTGTCGACGGTTGCGAACGTCTTCGCAAGGGACGCCTTTACTGCCATCTGCACAGTGAGCGGCTGCGCCGGACCGGCGCCGTAGGGCCACCGCAGCCCATGCACGCTAAAGGCGTCGTCAAGCCGACGCCCGACGGTTACCGCCGGATTCACGTGGGCAACGGGCGCCGGGTACTTGAGCACGTGCACGTAATGGAACAGCATCTCGGCAGGCGCCTGGTCGCACCAGAGAATGTGCATCATAAGAACGGCGTCGGCACTGACAATGACATAGGCAACCTGGAACTCTGGCTGAAGATGCAGCCGTCCGGGCAGCGGGTGCAGGACCTGATGGAGTACATCGCCGAGTATCACGCGGACGCCATGCTCGCCATGCTGGCGGATGAGCGCTACATAAAAGGAAAGGGCTGAGAGATGGTCGCCAACTACGCGACGGTCGGGTTCGTGTCAGTGCTCGGCGGTGCCCCGGTCTCCGTGGAGCAGGGCGCGACCCGTGACACGGTGACCGACGCCACGACGATCGCGCTGTGGCCGGCGAACTTCACGGCCACCCCGCCTGTCGCGGGACCTGCCGGGATCACCGGGGTCAACGCCGGGTACCTGGCTGTCTACCCGAGAGGATGCTGAGCATGGCGAAGCAGGCGCAGGACACGTTCGTGGCGCAGCTGAGGGACGGCACGATCCGGCGGGTGACCAAGGGCGAGGTGCTGCCGGACCGCCATGAGCTGGTGAAACGGGACGCGGAGGGGTCGGGGACGCTGTTCAGGGACCTGGACCTGGGCGAGGACGAGGCGCCTGCGAAAAGCCGTTCTCCGCGTGCTGCGAAGACGGAGAAAGCGGACGTGAGCGCGGGGGACGCGCCGGAGGTGCCGGCGATGACGGGCGGTGACAGCTAGATGCCGACGCCGCCGGGCTACGAGATCTGGGAGAACCCGGCCGTCCTCGGCATCGGCACCGTCCTGTCGGGGTTCTTCGACACCACGGGGTACACGAACCTTTTCATCGAGGCCGTGATCGCGAACTCGACGGGCACGACGACGTTCACGATTGAGGGCAGCTTCGACGGTACGACGCTGGACGCGACGATGCCGTACACCCCGGCGGTGACGGCCTCGACCGGGGTCGCCGGGACGGTATTCGCGGTGCAGCACCCGTTCGTCAGGTTCCGCGTCGTGCAGGCCACCGCCGGCGCGACGACGTCCACTTTCTCTGTCAAGTCGAGGGCGTGATGATCACTCCACCGGACAGCGCGCCGTCGGCACCGGCGCAGATGCCAGCTTCGGGCTGGGATATCCAGGCGCCGTACTCGTCCGCGCCGCCGTCGGCGATCCTCACGGGCGGGGACGCGGATCCGGGCGGCCGTGATCCTGCGGCGGGGAGCGTGGCCGGGGCGGCGGCGGCGGTGCAGGCGCGGCTGGCGGAGCTGGCCAGCGATACGTACGGGCAGGGGAGCCGGATCGGCGACCTGCTGGACCTGCCGGATGTCGTGTCGGATCACAGCCTGGGCACGGGCGGCGACGGCACCGGCTCGACCCCGTTCGAGGAGGGCTCATGATCACCCCGTCTGATACCCCGTCGTCGCCGGAGAATTACGCGGGGGTGCCGGTGCAGGAGATGAATATCCAGGCGCCGGCCCCTGACGTGTCGGGGGCGCTGTCGCAGGCGAACGCCGATGCGGGCGCCGGGGTGCTGTACCCGCAGAGCACCCGGCAGTCTGAGACCCGTCAGCTGCTGGAGTCGCCGGCAGGTTTCGCGTCGGACGGCTTCGATATCGATGCGGGGTCGGCGTTCGGGTGGCCGAACAACGTCGAGCCCGGTGGCTGAGGCCCAGGGCGTCCTCGTCGGCGCCTATTACGATGGCTGGCTCGTGAGAGTCGATATCGAACGCCGCCATCTTCGGATCGAACCGCCGCCCGGCGAGGCACCCGTTGTCTATGAGTATGCGGGAACCGGTACGGACGGCAGGATAATCTTCAAAGCCGGGGTCAGTGACAACTGACCACGCGATCATCGGCTACTGCCATCCGGGGACGGTCCGCGCCGAGTTCGCCGCGTCGCTGATCAGCACGGTCATGGAAGGCATGACCCCGCTCGACGCGGTCCTGACCTACCAGTCGGGGCCGAACATCAGCACGGCGCGGAACAAGATCTGCGACGACTTCCTGAGCCGGCAGAAAGCGCCCTGGCTGCTGATGTGCGACACCGACATGGTGTTCGCGCCGGACGCGCTCACGCGGCTGATCGAGGCCGCGAGCCCCGATAACCGGCCCTTGCTGGGCGCGCTGTGCTGGTCGCAGAACGACGGCGCGGCTGAGCCGTTCCCGACGATGTACGACCTGGCGGAGAAGGACGGCGGTGAGCTGGCGTTCACCCGGCCGGCGTTCTGGGTGAAGGGCGCGGTCCGCAAGGTGTCGGCGACCGGCGCCGCGTTCCTGCTGATGCACCGGTCGGCGCTTGATGCCGTCAAGGCGTCATCGAACGACCCGGCCGCGCCGTGGTTCCGCGAGTCGGCCGTCGGCGCGCCGCTGTCGCTGATGGGCGAGGACATGACGTTCTGCCTGCGCGCGGGCGCGGCGGGAATCCCGGTGCACGTGCACACGGGCGTGCAGGTGGGCCACATGAAGCCGGTAATGCTCGGGAAGGTGACCTGATGACCGAGGTGCAGGCGCACGCTGCCGCGCAGTCGCATCACTACGTGATGCATTTCCCGCCGCACCCGGCGCGGGCAGCGGATCCGCACTACGCCGATTTCAGCGCCTACCACAAGGCGCACCGCGCCGCCGCCCGCTGCTACATCGGGGAGCGCATCGGGTTCGGGGACTGCATGGACGCGCAGATGCGCCCGTGCCCGCCGCCTGCCGCGACGGAGAGCAGTGATGGCGGGCTGCCGCCGCTCCCCGGCGAGCAGGCCGGCCTTGAGCTGCACCACGCGCACGTCGAATTCAGCCTGCAGAACGGCGTCAGCCTGACCGCGCTCGAACGCGACTACCCGGGCATCAGCGACCCGGCCTCGGTGGGGTCGTGGATCGAGACGGACCAGAACTTCCGCTGGCTGTGCGCGTGGCATCACCGCGGCGCGGCCGGGGCGCACACGGCCAGTCACAGCGACTGGGAGGCGTCCCAGTACGTGCAGGGCCTGATCACGAAGAGCGCGTGAGGGGAAGGACGGCGATGACATCTGACGCCGGGGCCGGCCGGGAGCTGATGACTGTCAGCGCCGCCGCCGCGATCCGCGAGAGCGGCGCCCATTCGACGCTGTTCCGGGTCGAGAAATGGGATGACGGCCAGATCGCGTTCGCGCGCCGGAAGCTGGACCTGGGCGGCGAGCCGGCCGCGGAGCATTTCGCTCGCGCCCGGGTGAGGCCGTTCGAGACGTTCGAGGCGGAGAACTGCAATCTCATCCTGAACGCGGGCTGGCAGATGCTGATGAACGGCGTCGCCGGGTCGGCGGTGACGAAGTTCGGGACGGCGGGGCCGGTGGGCCGGATCGGCGGCGGCGTCAGCTCGACGGCCGCACTGGCAACGCAGACCGACCTGGTGGCGGGGACCGGGGCGGCGAACCGTCAGTGGGAGCTGCTGTCCGCGAACCCGACGGTCGGCGCGACCGGTGCGGCGGGCCTGATTTTCGCGGCGACGTTCCCGACGACGGACGGCAATTTCGCGTGGGCGGAGTTCGGGGTCGACTCCGGCACCGCGGCGGGCACGGCCGCGTCGACAGCGGTGATGCTGAACCGGGGCGTCGCCAGCCCGGGGACGAAGACCATATCGCAGACGTGGAACGTCACCGTCACCATCACCTGGACGTAGCACTACCAGGTGCGGCCACCCTTGCGGGCTGGCTTGCTCACCATGAGTTCCGGAACCGGATCATCCTCACCTGCGGCGGGAGGTCGGCCAGGACAATCTCAAGGCCCGCGCCGCGGTCGTCGCTCCATTCGCGGCTGGGGATATCGATTGTCTGGCCTGCCGGGTCGGGTCTCTCATCATTGAAGAAACTGGCGACCTCGTCGGGCGCGTCGATTCCTGCGGCGTCGCAGGCATCCCACACAGCCTTCATCTTGAGCCAGGTTTCATCAGGCGGAACGAAGCCTGACACCTCAGTCGACATGCTCATCTCGTCAGTCTAGGGACATCGCCAGGAGGCACGACATGGCAACTTTGTGGCGATGGCCGCTGACGCCGCAGGCATCGGCTGCGGGCGTCGCGGTGACCGCGGCTGCGCCGACGGGGTCGGGCATCTCGCCGTTGCCGCAGCTTCCGGCGTTCGTGTACCAGCCGGGCTGCCACCTGTTCTTGCGGGCGACCGGCGAGGTCACGTCCACGTCGGCGACCCCGACGGTGGTGCTCGGGTTCTATTTCGGGGCGACCGGGTCCGCGATCGGCTCCAAGGCGCAGTCGTTCGTGACGGCGGCGCTGGCGATCAACGTGGCGGCGACGGCGTGGCCGTTCATCCTGGAGTTCGACGGGACGGTGCGGGCGGTGTCGGGGTCGGCGGGCGCGGTTCACGGGCAGGGGATCTGCTACCAGGGGTTCGGCGCGGCGGGCGGCCTGTCGGCGGCGCTGGTCCCGCTGCCGTTCCCGGTGACGGCCGCGGCCAGGTCGGTGGCGACGTTCAACAGCATGCAGAACCTGGAGATCGACGTCGGGGTGACGCTGTCGTCGGTGACGGGCACCCCGTCGGTGACGGTGACCGACTTGTGGTGCGACGCGTCCGGCTGAGCACCTGACGACCCGGAAGGAACCCGGTGACTATTTTCTCGGCTGGCACGGCGATCACGTACAGCTCGATCCTGAACAACGCGCAGGCGAAGCTCTCGGCGCTGCGCGACGCGCTGCAGGCGTGCGACAACTTCAACACGTGGCTGGTCCAGAACGCGGCAGCGGACCTGCAGGCGGCGCCGCTGAACGCCCCGTCGGCGGACGCGTCCGCCATTTTCTCCGCGTTCGCCGACGCGCACGCGCTGATGCTGATCTACAACACGGGGCTGCCGCCCGGGTCGTACCCGCAGCCGTCCTCGGCGTACGTCTACGGGACGAGCCAGCGGGCGCTTATCGGCCCGCTCAGCTAAGCCCCGGGCTGGTGCCAGTTGCCGTGGCAGATAGCCCAGTCCGCTAGCGGCACCGTCCCGGCCGGCAGCACCAGCGTCACGGCGGCGTTCGGCAGGCCGCTGCAGGCCGGGAACAAGATCATCGCCTGCGTGACGGTGTCGTCCGCCGTCGACGCGAACGTCATCTCCGTCGCCGACAGCAACGCCAACGCGCTGGCCGGCCCGTACCACAACACGCAGCAGGCGGGGTCGGACTTCGCTGACGTCGGGTTCGCGTTCCTGGACGTCCCGCCCGGCGATGTGGGGACCGCGCCGTCGGTCACGGCCGCGTTCTCGGCTGCGGCGTCCGGGTCCATGGTGCTGCTGGAGGTCTCCGGCCTCGTCACCGGCAGCACCACTGCCGTGCTCGACGCCGGGGGCGGCGGCCAGGGCACCCGGTTCGCGTGGTCGGGAGGCACCGGGACGCCGGCCGCGTCGCCGCCTTTCTCGGCCGTGGCGGGCGGCGAATTTTTGCTCACCATCTTCGGCGACTTCGGCGAATCCAACACTGTCGCCCCGCATGACCCGTCCTGGAACGTTGACCCGGCCAGCGTCAACAGCTCGGCGAACGGCAACTGCGCCGTCGCGTACAAGTCGTCCTCCGGCGGCCCGGAAACCGATTCGTGGGACGGTGCCGGGACCTGCTGGTCTGTCATCGAGGTCGGGTTCTTGACCACGGACGGCGCCATCCAGCCGGCCCTGGTCTTCAACAGCACGAGCCTGCCCTACAGCTCGGGGACCGGGTGGCCGGGCGGCATCATGTCCGCTGTCACCGGCGCGGCCTCGGCGGGGTCGCTGGTCGCGGGAAACGCCGGGCAGGCCGGGGACGGCGCGGACTGCTGCCAGGTCACCACGAGCGGCAGAAGCAAGACTGACACGAACTACTGGCAGTGGGCCGGGTCGTGGGAGCAGCTCGGCGTCCCGCCCGGCTCGACCGTCACGTCGGTGCAGGTGTCGTACTGGTGGCGGTGCACGGCGTACGTCACCGGCGCGTCGTCGGTGATGGGCGGCTCGGCGACGGGCCTGTATGACGGCGGCGGCGCGCAGAAGGCGTCGGGCGAGGTGGGCGGGATCGCCTATTCGAGCACGACGTCATGGGCTGCGCGGATCGATGACGCCATGACGGTGCCGCCGGCGCTGCAGCCGTCAGGGTCATCAGCGCAGCTGCGGTTCTGCGCGACGCAGTCGACGGGCAACAGCAGCAGCGCCGCGAATACGCTGCAGTTCGATTTCTTCGCGCTGATCGTGGTGTTCGCGTCGGGGACGTCGCCGCCGCTGCTTGACCCGGCCCGCCGCGGCGTCGCGCCGCTGTCCCGGTCTTTCGGCCCCACCCAGCCGTTCCTGCTGCCGCCCCCGGTCAGCTTGCCGCCTCCGGCGACGCTGCCGGTGGACTCCTCCGACACGGGAACGGCCGCGGACGCCCTGGCGGTCAGCGCGGGCGTCCCGGCGGCCGACACGGGCACCGCCGCCGATGCGCTGGCGGTCGCCTCCGCGGTCCCGCTGGCGGACACGGGCACCGGCGCCGACGCCCTGGCGGTCACCGCGGCGGTGCCGGCGGCGGACGCCGGTGCCGGGACCGACAGTGTTGCCGTCACGCCGCTGACGCCCCTCGCCGACGCCGGGACGGCCGCCGACGCGCTGGCGGTCACGGCAGCGGCTGCGCTGGCCGATGCCGGCACGGGCGCGGACGCCCTGGCGGTGTCGGCGGCCATGGCGCTGGCGGAGGCCGGCGTGGGCGGCGACTCGCTCGCGGTGTCGGTTCCGGTGGCGCTGGCCGATGCGGGGGCCGGCGCGGATTCGGCCGCCTTCGCCACGGCCGTGGCGCTGGCCGATGCCGGGTCGGCCGGGCTGGCGCTCGGCGTGCTGGCGGTGGTCGCGCTGGCGGAGCTGGCGGCGGCGGCCGATGTGCTGGCCGTGTCGGTGCCCGGCGGTCCCTTGTTCACCGTCGGCGTGCTCACC